TCATATTCCTATCGCCATGCCATGGGGCATGGATGGGGCAAAGTCCGATAATTTCTGGTTCAACATAGCAATCTGATCGCTGCTGCTGTCGGCCATCCAGGCGCCGTAAACATTGAAAACCATCTGGGCGCTGGAGTGTCCCATTTGGCTGGCAATGAAACTCGGATTGGCCCCGGCAGACAGCGACCAGCAGGCGTAAGTGTGTCTCGACTGATACGCCTTGCGGTGCCTTAAACCTGACCGTTTAAGCGCCGCATCCCATGAGTCACCAACTGAATCGGCTTTGTACAGGTAACCTACGCTGCCACTTTTTTTAACCAACTGAGGATTGAACACAAATGTACAGTCGTGAATGACCGTTCGGCCATACTCCCGCAGTTGTACCTCAACCTGATACTGCTTGCCTAACCTGGTCATTTCCGCCTGGTTCCTCAAAGCGTCAATGGCTGGCTTGATCAGGTGAACGACCCTGTCGGTACCGGCTTCGGTTTTTGGTAGAGTGAAATCACCGAGTTTCGTATAATTCCGGCGTATGGTCATCGTTCCAGTTTTCAGATCTATGTCTTCCCATGCGAGGGAGACCAGCTCACCGTGACGTAATCCTGTGTATACCGCAATTGACCACAGGTTTTTCGTTTGCTGATGCTTGCAGGCATCTATGAAGCGAACGAATTCATCACGTGTGAGCGGATCTGGTTCTATCCTGGCCCTCTTTAGCGGCTTGATGCCGTTAAACGGGTTTTCACTCACATAGCCATTATCAACAGCGAACTGAAACATACCCGCGATCGTGGTCATGTAGTAGTTTACCGTCACCACACTCAACCCTTTATCCCCCGCCAGCATATCCTTCCTGATATAGAGAAGTTCTTCTCTTGTCACAGACGAAACCAGCTTATTCGCGCCAACCCTCGGCAGCATGCTTCTCACTACCGATTCATACCTGTTTATGGCATTAGCGCAGATCTCCATCCGTTTAAGCTCAAGCCATTTTTCAGACAGATCTTTCACGGTGATATCTTTCTTGCCGATGCCGAAAGTTTTCAGATTTGGCGAGTTGGGGAATTGGGCCGCATAGTCAAAGGTCCCCATGCGGATAGCGAAACAAACTGACGTTCTCAGCTCCCCGGCCACCTTCCTGTTTTTAGCGGTGTCAGGGACACCGAGGTTTTCCCTGACACGCTTACCTTTAAAAATGAACCATATGCGGAGTGACTTTCCGTGGTTCTCAACGCCCGTTGGGTATGATTCTTTACTCATTTATCCCTCCCGACGTCCAGGAGCGTTGCAAGTTTACCTGTTTCATACCGCCCGATCACCCAATGGTTGCTTTTGAGCCTGAATCCATGCGTCTACCGCTTTGCGGTTGTACATGCATTCGCTGGTTGGCTTAGGCTCTCCTTCAGGGGAAACGTGCTTATACTCCCGGCCAAGCAGCCAAGATGATTTACGAGCCCGTGTAATAGTGCCGCGCTTCATACCAGTGACCGCCATCAGCAAGTCCTCTGAAACCCATTCGTTTGGCTCGATCTGGATTATTGTCTGCATGCATCACCTCTGGTGCTTGCCACGTTCTTCAAATTCTTCCTGACAGTCAGCGCAGCGCTGACAGCCCGCCATAAGTTCCCGGCGCCGCTCGGGTATCTCTTCCCCGCAGTCGCGGCAGTGAGTAGCCGATATCGCCGCATGGTTGATGCGACATTTCGCAATGGCGGCTTCCCGCTGGAGTTCCGCTAACTCGTTGGCCTGATCGATGATTTCTGCGCTCATGCTGCACCGCCTTCAACGCGCTTGAACTCGATAACCCAAACCCAGGGGTTGGCCAGCCAGTTTTCGGCACCATAGATGGATTCCCACAGGCTTCTGAATGAGGACCGATACAGTTGATTCATTTCTACGTAGTGGGGCATGTCCTCTGACCAAAACTGGAAAAACTCATCACGGGCTGCGTAATTCCTAGCGACTACTGTCTGGTCCCATACCTCGGTATGAACTCCCTCGCGTTGTGCGTCCTCTTCGCTGATAGCGTTCAGCCGTTCCACGCGCACGTTAGTGATTTCCAGCAGAATGCGGCTGGCTGCTCTCGGCATATGAATGGAAGGTTTCCAGCACGAACGGCCATCTTCATAACCATCGTCATCACCCCAGGTAAATTCACCATCAGCTGCATAAATGGCGTAGCCAGAGTAATAGCCATTGCCAAACGGCATTTCGTGGATGGCAGTCGCTGGACGATCAGGAACCCAGTCAATCATCAAGCCATCGTCACTAAAGTCGTGACTGACAACGCCCCAAGTTTCACGCACCCAGATACGGTCGCCTGGTTTTCCGTAATGGCAAAAATGAGCAGTGGTGCTGCCATGCTTGTGCCTCCGAGAGGATTTCCAGCCAATTACTTCTGGGTTAGGGAAAATGCCACGCTCAATGTCGTCAGCCGGCTGCGGCGCCATAATCCGCCGTGTCTGTGTCTTCCGACCGTCGCGAATGGCCCGCACCATCTCCCCGTTAAAAATCATTCCGCGTTCTTTCATGACTCAACCGCCTTACTCAGCTTCTCGCCGAGAGCAACGATATAGTCGCGCAATTCTTGCAGTGACTGCGCTTCTGATTGCAGAATTTCACGATGGCAAAGTTCTTTCACCAGGTGCTCAAACTTGCTGTAGTAGCCGAGTCGAGCCAGCGTTTCCTGACCGGCGTTCTTACCATCCTTAATGATGCGTTTCTCGTTCAGGATGAGGTCATGCGTTGACCCTGTGACGACGTATTTATCACCGAGTTCGATGTGTAGGTTTTTGCTCATGATTCCACTCCATACCGCCCATTCATGCGGCCAATAACACTGACAAATTTCACCAGGCTGACACCCATCGGCTTTACCTTCTCGTAGTGCTTGCGAAGGATGGGGGGGGGGGCATACAGCGTTCCACTTCGGTTTAGGTTTTACGCTCATAGCTTCGGTTATCTCTTCTGCGCAGCGACGAGCCTGGGCGCGGAGAGCGTTTTCCTGTTCTTCTGGTGTCATGCTGCCTCCAGATTCCCGATCCGCTTTAACTCAGCCAGCGATACTGACGTGATGATGTGTCGCGGGGTGATGTACGGGCGCCAGATAAACAGGAGCGAGCCTTTAGGGTTGCTCTGGCGCTTTCCTGTAACAGATGCCGGAACAAACTGAACACGGCCGCCGGTTATGAGCCTGAGTTCATCAGCTGATTGTATGGCTGAAATAAACCAGCCAGTAGAGATGTCAGCTGGTAGCAACATCACTACGGCCTGAGACTGCGCCCGGGATTGCTCAGCAGCCTTTTCCACCCACGGCCCAATATCGGAATAGGGCGGGTTACACCAGATCGCACCGTATGACGCCCATTCGCTGTTCAGCGAGTCATCCAGCTCAGTGAGATAGTGAGCGCATAGCGCATTACTCTCAGAGGCTGCAGCATCCAGCCAGAAGCCAAACTCGCGGTCGAGCGCGTTGAAAATTTCAATCGGCGTTTGCCAGTAGTCACGTTCATTTTTTGGAGTTTTCGATCCGCCATAATCAGTCATTGCGCACCTCTTTTCGTGCCTGCCTTTCTCATGCGGCATGGTCGTGGTTTTTTATGCTGGAAATCTCTTTCTCCAGCTCTTCCAGGAACTTTTTCACTTCGGACTCAATCTCATTTGCCAGTACTTCGTCGAAGTGAATGCGCTTTTTGAAATAGGCGAGGTCTGGCGGAAGACGATCGTCGAAACTAACGAAATCACACCATTTTCGCCCTGTGCACATCATCTGAGCGTGCATCTGCAGCAGGTACTGGCGTTTTGGCTCGCCAGTTTTTAAGGTCTCAAGATGAGTCCAGGTGTTGGGGCACTTAATTTCGATAAGCCCATCACCATTAACAAGCCCATCAGGGCTTGCTGCGAATCCTGGTATAGTTGGGTGATCGATAAGCCCCACCTCAGTGATTTCGGCATCGAACTCATTCAGCGCATACATTTCGCGCGCTACCGGCTCGAGTTCTGTTCCGCGCATCATTGCGGCGTTGGAGAAACCTTCTTCAAGCTTCCCGGTGAGGCGTTGGCAGATCAGCTCGGCCATGTAGTTCTGTCGGCTTGCTGCATAGCCAGACTTGGTTCTGGCCATGACGTCAGCAAGGCGGCTGGCTGTGACTTTTCCGCAGCGAGCGGCAAACCATTCTGGGGTGCGCTGTTCCATCATTTATCCTCCGGCGCTGCGGCATCGACAGGTTCTGCGTTGTCGACTGCAAGGCTCATGTCATACATGCGACGCTTCTCAACCGCGCCGATAACCTGTTTCTCTTCTGCGCTTAACGCCACCCAGAATTCCTGATACTTAACAGTCCCAAGGCGTGCGGCAGACTCGCCTTTTGCGATCAGTTCCGGGCGGCGGCCATCCGATTCATGACCTACATGAACCTCTGTCGTACTCCCTTCAATGACACGTTCGGCTTCGTCCTGATCGAAGATGCCAGCAAACCCGAATGCGAGACGCGCACACTGGATCAGCGTCTTGTGACGAAGCATGCGGGTAGGGTGGGACTGCCATGGCTGAGTATTGCGCTTGCACTCTCCCATGTACTCAGTAACGATGGTCGGGTGTGTGCGGTCTTTCCGGTATATCTTGCAGGTACACGCGCCTTCCTCCTTGTCGTAGGCAAACTCCATTCCATCAAACTGAGGATGTTCGTTGATAATTCGAGCCCAGCCGTCAACGCCGACCACTGGAACAATTCCGCCTTTATCCGGGAATGCATAAATCTCTTTCGTCCACGGGTTCAGTCCGTACTGGTTGGCGACGATCAGCAGTGCCGTGAACTGCTCATCAGTGACATTCCCACCCTTAAATGCAGTATTTTTCAGAGTGTTCATCAGGTCAGTTCCGGCATCCATGCCGAGGCGGGAGGCAAGCTTCCCGGCCATTGTAGAAAGTGCTGTGCTCATAGAATTCCCCTCAAAGTTAAAACGGGCAGCCGGTGCGGTGATCCCAGTCGTATTCCGCCTGGGCGTAAGCTACTGCCGAGATGAGATCGTTATATGCCTCGCCAGCTGCATCGCTGCGGAGGCCTTCGTATGGGCTTTTGTCCATTGGCACAGAGAAGCGGAACAGGCCTGACGGTTCTTTCGGCAGGGCGTCGATAATTTCCTGCGCCCGATCGTCAATCCACTTTTGCTTCTCTTCGTTGAGCGTTTGCTCGGCCCACTTACGCTCTTCGATAACGTCATATGCGCGGTATGCGTTCATAAGCACCTCAGTAACTGATACCGGTATGAGGAATGCGGCCGTCTTTAACCACGGTGAGCACCTCGATAGCCTGATCCCGGGTAAGGCTGGTATTGGCCATAAGAGCCTTAACAACCTCGACACCCACAGCCTTGCGGTGCTTAACGTCGGCTTCGCGGCGCGCCTGCTCATCTGCTTTGCGCTTCTCCTCAGCCAGACGGGCTTGTTCGCGTTGCTCTGCCTCGCGGCGGATGCGATCGGCTTCTTCCTGCGCTTTGCGCCGCTCGGCTTCAACTGCGGCCTGCTTTTCGCGCTCTGCGCGCTCAGCTGCTTCTTTCTGTTCACGTTCGGCTCGCTCTTTGGCCAAAATCGCTTCGCGCTCTCTGGCGGCTGCAGCGTCAATTTCACGCTGTGCCTGTTCTGCTGCCTCACGTTTCGCTTTCTCTTCTGCCTGGCGCTTGAACTCTTCTTCTCGGGCAATGCGCTGGCGTTCGGATTCTGCTTTCTTCTCGGCCTGCTCACGGTCAAAAGCGTCATTCATCAGCAGGGCCATTTCGTGATCAGACTCAATACGAGCAGCCAGTTGCCGATCGAAGTCTTCATTCATGGCCAGCGCTTCGGCATGCAGTGCGTTCATGGCTTCTTCGGCCTTAATCCGTTCCTGCTCGGCTTCCCATTCAGTCAGCGGGCGACGCACTTCATCTTTCAGCGCATCGAGGCGCTCACGGACAACGCGGCGGCTTTCGTCAATCTGCTTTGGCAGAGCCTTCAGCTCAGCGACCAGGTCTTTACCTGCGTTGTCAATGTAGGTTTTAGAGCGCGCGACCTTGTGAGCCATGGATGCGATAGCGTCACGGCCTTTTTTGGTGGTCACGTCCGGAACCAGGCTGCGAGCCTCTTTTTCGATCGCTTCGATAAGCGGGTCGAGCTGGTCGTTATTGGTGAAAACCGCCATCGCGTTCTTTTTCTCGATGACGACTAAATCCATTATTTCGCTCATGGTTTCCCCTGAAATTTGGTTGTAAGAATCCCGGCACCGTAGTGGCTGCCTGATAGCTCAGTTAAATTCGTGCGCTGATATGCGCGGTTAATGCGTCCCGGCTGGTACCAGGTTCGGCAGCAGGTCGCGTGCCTCAAATGCTTTGCGAATGTGGCGCAGGTTGCCCTGCGGCTCGAACCAGAAGGTTTCTTTCAGGTAGTCACGTGAAACCTTCCAGGTGGCGCCAGTTTTAGCGTTGCGCATCATCACGGCGCGTCCGCTGTTAGGAATTGAGTTAGCCATTGAACACCCCCGTAACGTGGAGAATTTTGATAACCACTGCCGCCAAGATAACGCCGCAGATCAGCAGGCAGTAAATCAGTGAACGAATGCCGTTTCTGCTCATGCTGAACCACCAGGCATCAGGCAGAACGCGCTTGCTATCAGTACGCATACGACGATGGCGAATGCGTGTGCCAGAAACTTAAACCACTCAGTTTTATCTTCTTCGCGGATCATCTCTTCACCTTTGCCTTATCGCGGCTAACGGGACGTTTTGACTTCACCCCGGCGTTGCCGGTGTTGTTTGGATGAGATGATAATGTACTAATGGTTCATCATTGTAAAGTACCAAAAGTACATTTTTGATTTATGGATAGTTCATATTCATGTAAGCTAATGAACTTAAAGTATATTTATTTTTTAGTTCTGTTTAGGGATGATGACGTATGGCAGGGCGCTGGATGCAGTGACTCTGAGGAAAAGGTGAGGTGATACAAAAAACCCGGGGTGTTCCGGGTTTTTTGCTTATAATATCATGGGGTTCCAGTTAACGCCCCGTAAATCTTATACAACACAAATGCAAGAGCAGGTAGCCCTAAAGCCCATTTGATTATGTCAAGTTTAACCTCTGTTAACTTACCTTCGATCTTTGCTTCTTGGATAGAAAGGGCTGCGTCAATTTTTTTGGACTGCGAATCGAGGGCGCTTTCTATTTTAGTCGATTGCATGTCCAATCTACCATTAATCTTTTCATGCTGAGTGGATATCAACCCCTTGATTTCTTTCATATCTAAAGCCATTGTTTCACGCCACTTGGCCATGTCAGCTTGCATCTTAGAAGCTACAGCATCTACTTCAGCCTTGTTTGCTTTCAGTAGTGCTTGTATTTCATTTCTGTTTAAATCTGACATATGAGAATCCTGCTTGTCCTTTGGTGAAGCCGGCTTTACGAAATCTGGTGTGTAATATCCTTCTGGCGATTCAATTTCGACACCAATTGAGAAAAGTTTAGAAGATTCGTCCAAAGATTCCTCAGGTTCTTTATCTTTTTTCTGTGGGTACATAGAAAAAATAGGTTTTTCAAAATTCCCCTTAAGTAAGTCTGAACCAGTCTGCATGAAGCTCATAAAATCTTGAGATGGAACATTGCTAAGAGTAAGTGACAAAGGCGTAGTTGTACTACCTTTCGTGTAAGAAATGGTCAGGTCACCTACATCTTCTTCTCTTTTCATCAGCGCGATGTTCCCTTCGAGTGCTGAGCGTCAAGTTGATCCAGAAGACCTTTCAAGTTTTCGTTTAGAGTTCTTAACTGGTCAATACCCATAAGGACAGTACATTCTTGGTAAAGTTCATTCCTTGAGCCAATTTGCAAGTTTGCTCTACCTGGCTCCTCTTGGATCTCCTGTTGAGAAACAATCACTGGTATAGCCTTGTTTTTCAAAAAATGTATGTAGATCATTTTATCGTTAGATGAGCTCACCGGTGAAAAACTTGCAAAGTCAGCAGAGGTCTCAATGAAACTATCCGAAAGCTTAATTTCAATGTTTTGCATTTTTTTTCCTTAAAATTTGGGTGCATATGCTGCGTTTGATAAAAATTACCCATGCTTCCTGTACGTCTGCGGCATGCTGCCGATCACCTTGCCGAACACGAATACCCGGTTCATCTCGTCTTTCTCGATCGGGTCCCATGCTGCGTAGCTCTTGTTATCTGAGATAACTAACAGCTTGTCCTTCATCTTCTGCAGGCGTTTAACGTGTGCTGTATCGTCGTACAAGAACGCATAAATCCCATCACCGTCAAATCTCTTAACGCTGATATCCACAAACAGCAAATCTCCTGGCTCAATCGTACCTGACATACTGTCTCCGCGGACGTTGATAATCCTGATGTTCTCAGCTTTACGCCCATCAAACATATGGTTGGCCTCAGCTGGCGCATACTCAACGGAACGGAGTATCTCAACGAACTCTTGGTTTATCACCCCTGGACCAGCGCTGACGGCGATATCCAAGAGGTCAATCCTGAAGATGTCTTTTCGATTGGTTGCCGATCCTGGTTCAATACCATCATCGTCAGCGTCGCCAAGCAGGTAGGATGCAGACGTGCCTATGTGAGACGCTAAGGCCTGAAGCGTTCCCCGCCTTGGTATTGACTCCCCGTTAAACCATTTGCTCACGGCCTTCGGTGTCAGCTTCATTCTCTTAGCGATCTCAGCCTGGCGACCGTGTGGCATCAATCCAGCTTTATCGCAGGCCAGCGCTAGCCTCTGAGAGAATTCTTTTCGCGCTCTTTCTTCATGAACCATATGTTCAATCATAATATCACTTGCGTGAACTATCAGTTCCGACATAATATGTACTTACAGTTCATTATCGAGGGTTAAACATGGCACCGAATAGTCTTGGCGAAATCATCAAAAAGATTCGGGTTCCTGTCGTAGCTGAGGCCTGTGGTTGTTCGCCGCGCGCAATTTACAAATGGATTGCTAACGGAAGCCTTCCGAGGACGGATTACACCGACGAAACCAACTACGCAGAAAAGATCGCTCTCGCTTCTGGCGGCCAGTTTACTGCTGCTCAGATCCGGGAAGTCAGCAAGCCTAAAGCCGCCTAACCGGCGGCCTTTCAAACAACACAGAGGAAGTATCACAAATGGAGAGTTCAACGACACGCAACAAAGTGGAGGCTCGCAGGATAGAAAGCTGGTTACACAGCCAGATAGCTGAACTGGGAACCACGAATATCGCCAAAGTGGCCGGAGTGAATAAGTCGACGGTGAGTCGCTGGCGGGAAAGTCTGCTGCCGAACATGTCGCTGCTGCTGGCCATCCTGATTTCTAACAGGCCGGGAGAGAAAGGTGATTTTGAAGCATGAGTGGGAACAGAAAGGCGAAAGCCGCAGTGCGGGAACACTAACGGCTTTCAGGTGCAAAAACGAAGAGGTGATTGCGAGGTAATTATGCCTGGTAAATCTGTAAGAGTAAACAATCCGGAGGTAGCACGTGAGCATGTCACTTATGGCGAAAGCAATGGGGGTCAAAGTGGGAAACTCACTGCGTAAGCTCGTTCTTATCAAGCTGGCCGATAACGCCAACGACAAGGGCGAATGCTGGCCTTCGTATCAACACATTGCCGATCAGTGCGAATGCAGCAAATCCGCTGTTCGCAACCATATTGATGCGCTTGAGGATATGGGGCTACTCAAGCGTGAAAATCGCGTTGGGGTTAACAACGGGAAAGGTAATACATCCAACGTGTATTATCTGAACCTTGATGCCACCCCTATGCCACCAAAAAGCACAGGGGTATGCCATGAAATAGCACCCCCTATGCCATCTGATGGCACACCCCCTATGCCACCAGATGGCACCAGAACCAGTCACTCTTTTGAACCAGTCACTGAACCAGACTCTCTCTCTGCGCGAGGGCAGTTTATCAGCGAGGCTGCAAAGCGACGGATCGGGATTTCACCCAACGGGGAAATACCTTTCCCTCCTGCCTTCAAGCCATCGGCAGATCACATTGCGATTGCCTCGGAGAAAGGGATCAACATTGAAACCGAGTTGCTGAACTTTCGTGATTATCACCAGGCCCGCGGCACAAAGCTGATCGACTGGAACTCGGCATTCCGGGTGTGGCTCAGGAACGCGAGAGTTAATCCGCTTTCCGGGCGCCAGAGAAGCGAACCTGATTCCCCACACTGGAACAGCCCTGAAGGCTGGAAGGACTTCATATGACCGCTCAGCTTATGACCGCGATCAGCAATCGCGATGGTGATGCGCTGGCCAGAATGGCCGCAGGTAGCACGGAGCCGCAGAGGCTTCTGGATTTCGAAGCTGAAAGGCTGGTTGACTCCCTGTTCCGTCAGCTGAAGCAGATCTTCCCGGCGTCAACGCAGACCAATCTGCGCACCGACGCCGAAGAGAAGACAGCGAAGCGCCAGTGGATTGCCGCTTTTGCCGAAAACGGAATCCGCACCCGTGAGCAGTTATCCGCAGGAGTGCGCCATGCGAGAGCCAGTGAATCGCCGTTCTGGCCATCGCCTGGCCAGTTCATCAAGTGGTGCAAGGACAGCGGCACTGTGCTCGGTGTGACCCTTGTCGACGTGATGAACGAGTTCCACCGCTACAGCCGTGAAAAAGGGCTGCATACCGGCGGTGCTGAGCGCTTCCCATGGACACACCCAGTCATGTACTGGGTTGTTACCGATACCCGGCGAGCAATGTACCAGCGCCAGCTCAGCGAGGCAGAAACCGAGAAATATGCCGCTAAAAAGCTGGAAGACTGGGCGCTGAAAGTCGCCGCCGGAGAACAAATACCGTCGCCGGTACTGGCTCTGGAGAACAACCAGGAAGCCATTCCGACAAACCATGTCAGCCGGCAGCAGGGGTTTCACCCTGAAGGCAAAAGCTTCGGATGTATGCCAAGCGCGGCATCGCTCGGTGCGTTAACTCCGGCTCAGTGGCTGCGGGATGAATACCTGCGCGGGAAAGAGAGAGGGCTTATCTGATGAAAAAGAACTCGGGCAAACAAGCCGTAATCAATTACGTCGGCCAGCATCCTGGCTGCAGCTTTCAGGATATCCGCCGCGGTACCGGGCTTGACTCTTCAGTAGTCAATTCCTCCCTGTGGCAGATGCACCGTGACGGCCAGGTACAGCGTGAGGGTGAGTGCAGAAGCTATCGCTACACCCTGATCGACACGACAGCAGTAACCGACAGCGATCCATCTGTTCAGTATCGCCAGCGTCCTGGCGGCGTAAACCCAATGACCAACCTTTTTAACCAGTGCCTGGCGGGAGTAAGAAAATGAACATCGAAACAGTAAACGAGCTCATTCAGTCGCTTGAGTCTGCGGGCGAGCTGTCGATCAGAGAGCAGAAGTTCCTGAAGCTGGCGAAAGCGTTTAAGCAACTGGCTGCGGAGAATGTGCAAATCAAAGCTATGAACGATTGCCTATCTGAGGAACTGCGTGGTTATGAGTCTGATGGCGCTTTTGAGGGGCCGAAGATGCATCTGCTGTGGTGGCAGGTCGAAACCACCGCCACCGATCGCATCGTAGCCGGAATTAAGGCTGATGGGGTGGAGGAGTTTGCAGCGCATCTTCGCGCTAATGATAACGGGGCATCAGTTTGCAAAATGATTGCGCTCGGAGCCGATGATTTCGCCAAGCAGCTGCGCGAGGGGGCCGACAAATGAGCAAAGAGCCAATGGTCGTCAGCTTCTCAGGTGGGCAGACATCAGCGTTTATGTGCGACTTCCTCATGCAGAACTACGCAGATGCTTACGAATTCCATTTTGTGTTTGCCAATACCGGAAGGGAGCACGAAGAGACTCTGATTTTCGCTGACAAGGTGGACAAGCTTTTTGGTCTTAACCTTGTCTGGCTGGAAGGGATTACCAGTAGCGAGCATGGTGTTGGAATGCGTCACCGCGTTGTCTCATTCGAAACCGCATCCCGGAACGGCGAACCATTTGAGCAGTTCATTAGCGTGGAGGGAATACCTAACGTATCGCGTCAGAAATGCAGTGACTATCTGAAGACGCAAACCATCCGATCATGGATGCGTGCTGTCGGCCTTGCTCGCCGGGGATGGTCGGCAAAAACGGCAATTGGTATGCGTGCTGATGAGCCAGAACGCGCCAGCATGGAGAAGGCATCTACCAAACGTTATAACCTGGTCTATCCGCTTTGCCATTGGGGCGGATTCGATAAGCAGGATGTGAACGACTTCTGGGATGCTATGCCGTTCAAACTCAATATCCCACCACACCACGGAAATTGCCTGACCTGTTTCAAGAAGAGTGATGCGAAACTTTACCTGATAGCTCATGAGCACCCTGAGTGGTTCTCCTGGAATCGCGATATGGAAGAGAAATACGGGATGGTTAAAGCAGTTGCTGGACATACCTGGTGGCGTAGAAAGCGGGATACAGACCAGTTAATTAATGATGCAAACCTCGAAGACCGTCAGCGGCTGATTTACCTGACAAACACAAACCCTGATGACGGTGACGGATGCACATCTTCATGTGAGCCGTTCCAGGGCGATGACCTGGCAGAAGATGAATTCGACGACAAGATTGAAGGGAGTGCAGCATGACTGATATCACCGAACTGGCGCAGCGGAACGAATTGCTGATTGCAAACGGGCAGCAGACAGCCGACCTGCTACGCCACCTGGCAGATAACGAAATTGATTCTGACTATTTCGCAGTTGTATCTGAGTGCGAAAGCTACGGGAAAGAAACTGACGCTGAGTTATCAATCACGGAGTTTGCCCTCCGTGCCGCTGGCTACGTTGACGCGCTGGTAGAGGCGCTGGAGAAGGCGCGGCGTGCCAACGGATACCTTCGTGAGCAATCAGCTGAATGGGAACGTAAGGCAATCAGCAACTTTGAAGACTGTGCGGAAATGTCGGCGCGGGTTGAAGAGTTGGAATCACAGCGGAAATTGGCTTTCACCGCCAGTAACCGCTGGGCGGATAAATTCAGAGAAGCAGAGAGGCGCATCGCCGAGCTGGAGTCGCGCACCGTCACCGTGAAGCAAGGCGAGGTTCTGGTTACTGTGGCCGGTTTTACTGGCTGTGGTAAGAGCGCGGTTGCTGGCGAAATTGAGATTGCCATGAAGGCTATCGGAGTGCCTGTCACCTGGGCTAATGATGATTCAGAAAAACGGATGACGGGTGCTGACTGGCTTACCGCCATCGAGATGTATAAGCCCACCGTGCGCATTGTTGAGGAAAATATACCTCGCGCCGCTAGCATCAAGGTGGAGGCTGAGTGATGGCAGAGCGCTGAAAATTTATCTTACTATCGCATTCATCGGCTTGGGAGCTATGGGGTGTTGGTGATGTATAAAGCTCGCGTAGGACACAACGCTTTACATAGACTTTAATCAAGGCCCTTTTGGGCCTTTTCGTTTATGATGACAAAAACTCTCTCAAGAGTGACATCAAATGAAAAAGAAGAAACTCTCTTCCAAACAGCAGTATCAATTAGATGTTGAACTGGTAAAAATAAAGCCAACTAACCGAACAGAGGCAAAAGCTCATTTGGCGGCTCAATTGCGTATCAGTAAGTTCAAGTCTAAAGGTAGAAGGGGTTTTAATTCTGCCGCAAAAAGCGCCAAAGAATCACTGGATATAGCCAATGCAATTCGGTTTGGTGAAGGGGTTGTGGAGTCCGTGGATACAGCCCGTATACCTGATAGCAATAAGCGCTGGCGTGGGAGGACCGCAGATTAATGTCAAAATACAACATTGCAGCCAAAAGCCAGGAAGAGCGAGACAAGGTCAACGTCGACCTGGCAGCGTCCGGCGTCGCCTACAAAGAGCGCCTGAACATGCCAGTTGTCGCCGAAGTGGTAGCCAGAGAACAACCTGAGCATCTGCGCGAGTATTTCATGGAGCGCGTTCGCTACTACCGCGAGCAGAGCATCCAGCTACCCCGAGCATCCGATCCGCGCTATCTGGAAATGGCCAGTCAGAACGAGAAAAAATAGCCTATGCTCGTTTTGCAATTCGGGATTTAGCCCGTCATAATTACCTCGTCAGTCTGGACAACTGACAACTTTACCCCGGCGCCAAGTGGGGACACATGGCGCAAACACTGCAATTTGAGAAGAGTTATCAAAACGTACTGATTCCCGCAGAGCCGGGAACCAGCGAATACCTGCAACTTATCCCAGTAGGGCAACTGCTTTGCGGTGAGTTCCGCAAGCCCCGGAATTACGCATTCCACAAAAAGTTCTTCAAGCTTCTGACTCTCGGGTATCACTACTGGACGCCTTCCGGTGGACTCATTGAGCCCGCGGAGCGCACCCTCATATCCGGGTTTGTCGATTTTCTCTCATCCAACCTCGATCAGCGCGCTGCGCTCCAGAACGCCGCGGAGATGTATCTCTCCTCGGTCGGCATTTCTCGTTCCCGAGATATGGCGCTTCTGAAACACTTCGAATCCTTCCGCGAGTGGGCAACCATTCAGGCTGGCTTTTACGACGAATACCAGATGCCTGATGGCAGCCTTCGTCGTGTCGCAAAGTCGATCTCCTTCGCCAGCATGGACGACAGCCAGTTTAACGGCGTCTACAAATCAGTGCTGAATGTGCTCTGGAACTACATTCTGCGTCGCAAATTCCACTCGCCGGCTGAGGCAGAAAACGCCGCCAGTCAGTTGCTTAGCTTTGCGGGGTGATGGCTATGCAATGTCTTCTCGCCAAAGTAATGGAGCGCGGCATCTTCCGCGTGCCGTCGCGCCGCAAGCGCAAGGTTGAAGTTAAGCCTTCCGATATCCCGACTCTGAAGGACTACACCGCCCGCCTGGTCGATAAGAAGTGGCTACGCCTGAGAGCACGGAGGCCACATGCTTAAACCAGCACGTCGTAAATGCGCCCACTGCCGCGAATGGTTCCATCCTGCCCGGGAAGGGCAGGTGGTATGCAGTTTTGAATGCGCCAGCGCGATCGGCAAAAAACAGGCAGCAAAAGCCCGGGAAGTAGCGAAGGCCAGAGCGGTGAAGCGCCAGCGCGAATCCGAGAAGGAGGGGCGCCAGCGTCGCCGCGCCAAGCGTGAGTCATTCAAGACAAAGGCCCAATGGGATAAGGAGGCTCAGTCAGCCTTTAACCGGTACATTCGCATTCGTGATGAAGGTAAGCCCTGCGTCAGCTGCGGAGGCCCGCTTATCGGCAAGAGCAACTACCTGACCGGCAGTGCTATTGACGCCAGTCATTACCGTTCCCGTGGCGCGGCGTCGCACCTGAAATTCAACGTGTTCAATGTCCACTCCGCCTGCACCCGCTGCAACCGCCAGTTGAGCGGCAATGCCGTTGAATACCGCATTCGCCTGATTGAACGTATTGGTCTGGATCGCGTAGAGCGCCTTGAGGCTGATAACGAGCCTCGCCGGTTCGATATCCCCTACCTGCAGCGCATCAAATCCATATTCACCCGCAGAGCCCGCGCGCTGGAGAAGCGCCGCGCCCGCCATCAGGAGGCCGCATGAAATGTAAGGTAAATGGATGCGATAACGAGTGTAAGCACTATCCAGGCAAAGGCGTTTGTCAAAAGCACTATTTCCGAATGATGCGCTACGGGACCTATGAGTTGACGAAGCGTGGAAAGAGAAAGGATAGGACTAAAAACTCCAAAGGTTATCAGATGATTAATTTTCCAGATCATCCCTTAGTCATGGCAAATGGATTTGTGTACGAGCATCGAAAAGTTATTTATGACCGATATGGCGACACTCTCCCTCCGTGTGAGATATGTGGCAAGGAAGTGACTTGGAAGACTGCGCACATCGATCACATCGATGAAGTTGTCGATAACAACTCTGACTCAAATTTGAGGGTGCTTTGCCGTGCATGCAATGTGATGCGCTCTCGCGTACACATTCCTGAGCATACAAAAAAATCTCGTATGGCAATTACCTTCAATGGCGAAACGAAAACCCCTACCGAATGGGCCAGAGACCCCCGGGTTTTGATATCAGTTACTGCCATCAAGCATCGGCTGAAAAATGGTATGAGCGTTGAAGAGGCTTTGTTTTCTCCAAAAGTTACCCATCGGCATACCAGACCAAGATCCAGAACACCGCAATACGGCGAATATCGCGGACCTAAGAAAGCGGAGGCCAAATGAGCCGTGACGTTATCGAACTCGTCCGCGAACGCTGGCAAAAGCTCCGCCTCTGCCGTCACCGCAGCACCGTTTTGGTTGACTACCGCATACTGAGAAATTTCGTTCGCATCTATCAGACCCTGGGAGAGACAGCATGACAGCTCAATACTTGGAATTTGTTCGCCAGCAGCTGATAGTGGCCACCGCCGATCTGAGCGGTGCGACGAAAGGACAGTTGGTTGCTTTTGCAGAGAACGCACAATTCACCGCTACGGCGCGCAGCCGGGGTAGGAAGAAAGTTTATAGCGATGTCAAGCAACGCATGGTTAACCCGGATGGCCCACCGATGAGCGGCAGCCAGTCCCGCGCTAAGGGTTCATCAATCGCTCTCGTTCTGCCCGTTGAGTATTCGACGGCAAGCTGGCGCCGGGCTCTGCTGTCGCTGGAAGAGCATCAGAAAGCGTGGCTGCTGTGGAACTACAGCGAGAACATCCGCTGGGAGCACCAGGAGACGATCACCCGGTGGGCATGGGAGCAATTTAACGAAAAACTGGCCGGTGTGCGCATTGCAAAGAAAACAGTCGATCGCCTGCGTCAACTTATCTGGCTGGCGGCGCAGGATGTCAAAGCAGAACTGGCAGGCCGGGAGACTTATGAATACCAGGCGCTGGCGGAACTGGTTGGTGTAGCAAAGTCCACGTGGACAGAAACCTACCTTCCTCATTGGCTGGCGCTGCGCAGCAGTTTTTTGAAGCTTGACAGCAATGCTCTCATATCGGTAACGCGATCACGTTCACAACAAAAGGCGACAAATTTAGATGTAAGTCTTGCAAAACCGAACTGAAAGGCATATATTTCATGTAAATCTGATATCGTCGCCATAGCTTCGATTGTCGACACACAAAGAATTCAAGCCCGAGGTTAACTCCTTGGGCTTTTTTATGCCTGCGATCCGGTCAGGGCTCTTGGGTAGAGACGTGCTGCACGACACGTCGACACCCGCCGGTAAGAGCTCTGAACCAGACTGAAGTTAATCAGCAATAAGAAAACTGCATGTCATCATTTGCTTACATCTTATTGACCAGAAAATTAACATCTTGTTAATCTATTCGTGTGGTGAATCCCCCTGTGCGGTGGGGCGATCAGTCACTTACAGTGATCTGTAAATGCAGCGCGGGCCATGTCGGCTGGGACATGCTCACCGGGAGGCACCCGGCACCACGCAGTACTACTAAGACATTTGGTAGTGGGGTTGCTGTTTCGACTCCTCCATCTATGTTTAAAAGGCAGTAACGGAAAAAGCGAGCGCTCTCCTGGTAAATCGGTAGCTCGGACTATTAGGTGCGCTTTCGTTTGTTACTACCTAGTAAGCCTACTTTCTGCCCGTTCCTCTGAGCGGGCTTTTTTTTCGCCTGATTACGGCATTGCTACAAACCATAAGACATTTAAGGGCTGCGCTTTAGCGTGGCCTTTTTTTATTTCAGGGTCGCGGGAATCACCCTCGACGCTTTGTTGGTAAATCAGCCCGACGGCCCTGAATCTTTTACTGACTACAGATAGCACCCCGAACATTATCGGAGGTGAGAGATGCAACGTATGAATCCAACCGATGGTCACAATCTGCCTTACTGGTGGTCAGCCTTGCTTGGTATCTTTTCCGTCCTGAGTCTGCAGGATTATGTCTTCATCATTGGCGCCCTGATCTCTGCCTTCTTCACAATCAAGACTTATTACGCAAAGCGCAAGGAAGAGCGAGAGCGACTTGATGAAGAGAAAAAGCGCACGCAGCTGTTGGCCAGTTATCTGGCTGATGTCTCCACAAAGCCTGGAGGTGACCGCCCGGCTTCAGCCGAAGTGGTTACCGAGGCTTTGAAGCGGATCGCAAGTGATACACAGGGGTGAACATGACGCCATCAATGAGGAAAAAACTGATTGGCGTGATCGCCGGCGGTGGTGGTGCCATAGCCATTGCCTCTGCGCTCATCACTGGCCCAACCGGTAACGATGGTCTTGAAGGCGTGCGATACGCCCCCTATCAGGATGTGGTAGGGGTCTGGACGGTCTGCTATGGCCACACTGGCAAAGACATCATGCTCGACAAGAAGTACACCGAGGCTGAATGCCGTGCGCTGCTCAGCAAAGACCTGAACGCCGTAGCCCGCCAGATTAACCCATACATCCAGAAGCCGATCCCCGAGACAATGCGCGGGGCTCTGTACTCGTTCGCCTATAACGTTGGTGCTGGCAACTTCCAGACCTCCACGCTGCTGCGCAAAATCAACCAGGGCGACCAGAAAGGTGCGTGCGAACAGCTGCGCCGCTGGACTTACGCCAAGGGCAAGCAGTGGAAAGGCCTGGTAACTCGCCGCGAGATTGAGCGTGAAGTTTGTTTGTGGGGGCAGAAATGAGCCGGCTAACCGCAATCATCATCTCTGTCGTTATCTGCTTGCTGGTTTCCATGGTCTGGGCGATTACCCACTACCGCGACAACGCCATCGCCTTCAAAGAGCAGCGCGATAAAGCAACGGTCAGGGCGGAAACCGCCGAGACCGTAAGCAATAGCGTAGTCACTGCAATGAACCTCATCAATGACATTTCCCGGGCAACCCAGAATGCAAAGACCGAACTTTCCCAGGCAAGTGAGCAGCGTGTTATCTACATCAGAGAGGCGCTTGAAGGCGATCAGTGCGCTAAGCAGCTTGTTCCTGCTGCCGCTGCTGACAGCTTGCGGGAATACGCGGACGGTTTACGTGCCGGCGCCGGTGGTCCCGATAAGCGCTGACCTTACTGCAGACACACCGATCCCCGGAATGGAGGTTCCGTTCACGTGGCAGGCTAGTCTGGAGTTAAACGCGAAGCTTTACTCTGCGCTGGGGCAGTGCAATCTGGATAAGGCGGGGATTAGGAGCGTCGAGAGAGGTCGGCAATCAATTTACGGCAAACGATGATGAGAGAAATGATATGGGTCGCCAGTAAAACATATGAATCAATCAGGTGAATAATTTCGATGTGAGACATTAAACCTCCTTGGTTAGTTGATGGTGTGGTGCGTTCTATTGTGTAACTTATCCCTCCGCGTAGCTGTTCCTACTCGTGTAACATTAAAGGCCTGGAACGGTTATTTTTCGTTCTATACTCGCCACTATTAAACCCGCCGCGCGTTGGACAAGGTCTCTATAGTGGGCCCTAATTCCTTATGAACAGCCTTTGTCTCTTATAGGAGACAAATCCATTCACGCCGCCAGGTGAAATGAAAACAGTAATGGCGCTGCTCTAAGGGTCAGTGCTGAACAGATAAAATAAGGAATGGAGTATGAGCAAACCCGACTGGGAGGCCATCGAGACGGCGTACCGGGCCGGGGTGATGTCCCTCCGTGAAATTGCATCGCAGCACGGCATCAGCGAAGGCGCTATCCGTAAGCGAGCAAAGCGAGACGACTGGTCGCGCGACCTGGCCGCAAAGGTAAAGGAACGCGCTGACGATCTGGTACGCAAAGCAGAGGTACGCAAGCAGGTACGCAGTGAAGCCACTTTGAACGAACGCGTACTGATTGAAGCGACTGCAGAGGTAATCGCCAGTGTCCGCATGGAGCATCGCGGTGATATCAAGCGCGCCCGGCAGATAACGAACGCGCTGTTTGATGAGCTAGGCGCCGAGTGTGCTGATGTGGCCGCGCTGGAGAAGCTCGGAGAGTTGATGTTTGACCCAGACGACAAGGGACAGGACAAGCTCAATGAGATTTACCACAAGGTCATCAGCATGCCGGAGCGCGTTAAATCGGTGAAGGCTCTCAGCGAAGCGCTGAAGAACCTGATCGGACTTGAACGCCAGGCCTACGACATCGACGGGCCGGAAGGCGACAATTCTGTTAAGCAACTCTCTGAACTGATGGATTCCTTGTCTCAGGGGGCGTAATGAAGCCTGAGCATCTCAAGCTGCTAGCTGATAAAGACTGGCGGCTGAACAATCTTTACTGGATCACCGACAAAGAAGGCAAGCCGACTCGCTTCAGGATGACGCCTGAGCAGCGGGAATACTTCGAGGGGATTCACACCCGAAACATCATCCTGAAAGCTCGTCAGCTCGGCTTCACCACAGAGGTGTGCATCATCCAGCTCGACGCTGCTCTGTTCGAGTCGGCAAAGTGCGCGCTGATCGCCCACACGCTGAATGACGCAAAGCGCCTGTTCCGGGAAAAGGTGAAATATGCCTACGACAAGCTGCCGGCCGAGATAAAGGCGGCCAATCCGGCGAGTAACGACTCGGCCGGTGAGCTGGTCTTTAAGAAGGGCGGTTCTCTCTACGTCAGCACCTCATTTCGTGGCGGCACGCTGCGTTACCTGCATGTTTCCGAGTTCGGAAAGATATGCGCCAAGTATCCGGATAAAGCCCGTGAAATCGTCACTGGTGCGTTTGAGGCGGTATCGACAGGTTGTTTCGCAACTATCGAGAGCACCGCGGAGGGCCGGGCGGGTTACTTCTTCGATTACTGCCAGGCGGCAGAGAAAGCGCTGCTGCAGGGCAAGCCGTTATCTGCGCTGGACTGGAAGTTTTTCTTCTTCTCCTGGTGGAAGAATCCACAGTACGCAATTGACCCGGTAGAACCGCTGCCGGCGCGCCTGCTTGAATACTTCGCTGAGATGGAGGCGAAACACGGCATAGTCGTTAACGAACGTCAAAAGGCGTGGTATTACGCCAAAGAAAAGACGCTTGGCGACGACATGAAGCGCGAATACCCGACCATTCCGGCAGAGGCGTTCCAGCAGTCGGTCGAGGGCGCGTACTACGCCAAACAATTCCGCTGGCTCTACACCAACAAGCGGATCGGCCAAATTCCGGATAACTCACATCTACCGGTTCACACGTTCTGGGATATTGGTGTGGGCGACTCCACGGCGATCTGGTTCGTTCGCGAGGTCGGCGAAGAGTTTCATATCATCGACTACTACGAAAACTCTGGCGAGGGGCTTCGGCACTACATGAAGGTGCTGAAAGACCGCGGCTATGAGTACGGTGAGCACTGGGGTCCGCACGACATTGAGAACCGCGAGTTTGCTGCTGATGCGAAGTCTCGCAAGGAGCTGGCGCGCGAGGGCTACGAGATTGATGGCAGGATGTATTCGATGAACTTCCGCGTTGTGCCGAAAGCGGGGATCGATACCGGCATCGAGTCGGTGCGTGAAATCCTTAAGTCCTGCGTATTCGATGAGGAGAAGTGCGCTGTTGGCATCTCCCACCTCGAAGGTTACCGCAAGGAGTGGGACGACAAGCGCGGCTGCTGGAAAGATAAGCCCCTTCATGACTTCACATCGCACGGCGCCGACAGCTTTCGTTACTTTGCAGTGGCGAAGAACAACCGCAAACAGGTCGGCACAGTATTCTTCTAAGGAGCATCGCCAGTGAGCGAACAAGATAACGGCCTTCAACTGGCTGTGAACAATCTCGCCACTGAGATGCGGCGAGCGAATTACCTTAACGCCATCGGTATCGGCGGGGGTAATACCAAGCGCCCGACGCTCTATCAGGAGTTCGGTTATCCGCGCACCATTACCTTCCATGACTTCTACAACATGTACCGGCGCAACGCCGCAGGCTTCGCAGTGGTGCATCGCCTTCTGGATGGATGCTGGCAGGACTATCCGGTAATCGTTGACGGTGATGAGTCCCAGGAGGCGAAGAAAACCAACCAGTGGGAAAAGAACGTCGCCAGGTTCATGAAGAAATTGTGGCCGAAGGTGAAGGATGCCGATCGCCGCAATATGGTGGGGCGCTACTCCGCGCTGTTACTGCAGATCAAAGATAACCGGCCATGGAATGAGGAAGTCGACACTTCCCTTGTAAGGAGTCTCGGCGAGGCAGCGCTGGTTAAGCTGATCCCTGTATGGGAGCCGCAGCTGACAGTTGCTGAATGGGATAACGATCGCCAGTCCGAGACCTTCGGCCAGCCGAAGATGTTCAACTTCAACGAGCAGCCGGTTGGAGACGAGGCGTTCGTCGGTCCGACGCGCGGTGAGCCTGTGCATCCCAGCAGGGTGCTCCTGTTCTGCGAAGGTTCAGAGGATGACAACGTTCTGTCGGGTATCCCGCTGCTTGAGGCCGGATACAACAAAGGGCTCGACCTTGAGAAGATTTCCGGCGGTGGTGCTGAGGGCTTCCTGAAGAATGCCAGCCGGCAGATCGCGGTCGAGTTCAGCAAAGAAACTGACATGGCCACGCTTGCCGATCAGGCTAAGAAAGCTGGTTATGCCGACCTCGGCGAAGCGATGGGCGACAAGGTCAACAAGCTTAACCGCGGCACCGATGCAGCCGCCGTGATGCAGGCCGGGCAGATGCACGTTCTGAGCGTAACTCCAGGCGACCCGGGGCCGACTTGGGAGGTCACCGCGAACGAACTGGCTGCCTCCGTACAGATACCTTTCACCATCCTGTTTGGACAGCAGACCGGACGACTGGCGAGCGATGAGGATAAAACAGACTGGGCCATTCGCCGAAATACCCGCCGCAACGGCTTCTTGACCGACCGAATCACAGCTTTGCTGGAACGCTTCTGGACCCTGGGCATTATCGATCCGCCGACAAATGGAGAGGTCACCATTTCATGGTCCGACCTGCTGGCTCCTGGCGAGAAGGAGAAAATCGAGAACGCTTCGAAACTAGCTGATATCGTTCAGAAAACCTCAGGCTTCTACGGTGGCGAACCGCCATTCACGGCCAACGAACTTCGCGAGATTGTAGGCCTCGACCCTCTGCCTGAGCCAAAGCAACCACCTAACCCGAATGACAAGGTGACAACCGATGATCCACTGGCCGATGACACCGGAGCAGACGGCAAAGGTGGGGCTGCCGATAGTTCCGCGCAGTAAGGTTGACCCGACTCGATCAGCGAAGCAGGTCAGCGAGATGTTCCGGGATATCGAGGACCGGTATCTCGGCATCAAGCGCGCTCTGAAAACGCTCTTCGACCAGCGTCTGACCGGGAGAGAGCGAGAGGTTAACAGCCACAGCTGGCACTTCCTGTGCCACGACCACGGCGAGTATGTGCGGCTTTACCAGGTCAACGCCGGCAAGTTTATCTACGACATGTCAGCGCAGGAACTGGCCGACCTGCTCGAAGCGGTACAGTCCATTCTCGACGATTACCTACTGGAAGGCGGCGAACAAAACCTCTGGGCGATGGATTACGTCGCCGCAGAGGCGCAGCGCGGAACGCTTGAGGCCTTCAACAACCTCTCGCAGCAGTCGCAGGTGTACGCCAGCCAGACGACGTTACAGCAGCTTTTAAGCAGCCCTGGTCACCTTAATCAGGTGGCAGCCGCCAGACTAACAACGTTCAGTGACTGGAAGGTCATCAGCGACACCGCCCGCGGCGATCTGACCAACATCATCACCGATGCGGTCGCGCGCGGGGTGAATCCTCGCGAGACGGCCAGCGTCATCAGTAAGCGCCTCGACGTATCGATGTCGAAGGCCAAGACCATCGCTCAGACTGAGCAGGTCGGCGCGCTGCGCCAGGCGCAATGGAATGAAACTGATTGGGCCGCTGACCGGCTGGGGCTGAATACCGGCCTGCTATGGCTATCGGCACTCAAACCGACGACGCGCAGCTGGCACGCCAGCCGTCATGGCAAGGTCTACACCACCGAGCAGGTGCGAGACTTCTACGCAGAAAACGGCAACCGGTACAACTGCTATTGCAGCCAGATTCCAGTGCTGCTCAACGACGACGGCAGCATTTTCAATCAGGGGTTAGCTGAGAAGCTGGCAAAAGAGCGCCAGCTTTGGAAGGGGGTTAATTGATTGCGGTAACCATTACAACTCTCAGTCCATTGATAGATGTTGCGCTTGAAGCTGGGGTGTAATGAACAGAATCACGCATCGCTGCCTGAATAACCTCTTCATCAAATTTGGTTAATTCTTTATCGCTACTGACATTGACATCCCTGAAAGTTGGATCCCCATTAACCAGATAAGTAACCTTAAATAAAGCCATTGTAATCCTCCATGTGTGTGCGGCTTAAACAAATTACTGCCCGCTGATTAAGCGATCAAGAAACCTGAGGAATAATCGTGAAGCTATCCAGCATCCACGTTAAATCCCTCGCCATCAACGCCTCCAACATCTCAACGACAACCATCAACGGCCAGGAGCATTACGTCATTCGTGGTGCGGTTCCGATCGTCGATGACATTGTTATGAATGGCGGCCTGTACCCGGCGGAGGAGATTAACAACAGCTACCAGACGATGGAAGGCAAGCTGATGCCTCTCCAGCACCCGATGGTAGATGGCAAATATGTCAGCGCCAATGACCCGCGGGCCATTAACAGCTATCACGTCGGCGCATGGGCGCAGAACGTCAGTAAGTCAGGCGACCAGGTCGTCATGGACGTTTATATCAATAAGGCGGTCGCCGAGACAAAGCCTGACGGTAAGCGCCTGATTAATCGTCTTGATGAGATGATCGCTGGTACCAACACCGACCCGATCCATCTGTCTACCGGCTTACTCACGAACAAAGAGAGAAAGTCAGGCGAGTCGAAGCAGAAGAAGTACTCATGGATTGCTCGCAATATGCAGTTCGACCATATCGCTATCCTTCTCGATGAGCCGGGCGCCGGTACTCCAGAAGAAGGCGTCGGCATGTTCGTGAATGCCGATGGTCAGGAAGGCGAAGTCGAAACTGCAAGCCTCGTTGAAGCCGCAAATAGCCTCAAAGATGGCCTGCTGAACAAAGTGAAGTTCTTCCTCACCCACAACTCAGATGCCTCATTCGATGAAATCTACCAGATGCTGCGTGAAGCCATTCGCGCGCCGTCAGGCAGCGATGTTTATCGCTATGTCGTGACCGTATGGCCCGACAAATTCATTTTCGAAGAGGGCAATAAGCTCTTCCAGCAAAAATACCTCATCGACGACAGCACAGTCACGCTGGTCGGCGATCCAGTAGAGGTCGTGCGCAAACCCACTGAGTACGAAGTCAAAACCAACGGAGAAACAAACCCGATGAAAGAGAAGATGATCGCCGCGCTCAATGCCGCAGGCGTTAAAACCGAGGGGCTGACCGACGATCAGGTCTGGGATGCCTATAACCAGCAGGTACAGAAGAAAGCAGGCGACCAGCCGGGTACTCAGATTAACTCTGACGCGATTACCGCAGCAGTAAATCTGGCGATTAAGCCGCTGACTGACGAGATCAGTACGCTGAAAACTCAGCTGCAGGCCAACGCTGAAAAAGACCTCAAGACCAAGCGTGAAGCGGTCAAAGCGAAATTCCCGTTCATGACCGAAGCGGCGATCAACTCGCTGGCCGGCGAAGCGCTGAACGACATGTATGCGCAGTGCCAGACCAGCACCGGTCTGAACCCGGCATTCCAGGGGAATGGCGCTCAGAGTGAAATCCTTTCTATGGAGGCTCCTGAATAATGGCTCTCGCACCTCGTTTCCATACCGTAATCGCGGGCCCGGCCCGCAAGAATGACCCGCAGGTCATTGAAGCAATCATGGCGGCAGCAGTGAAGCCAGGATCTCTGGTAATGCTGGATAGCACAGGGAAACTGGCTGTTCACAATGTGGCCGGTGGTGCAGGGGTAGCCCTGGCGCTCCAGCACAATTATATCGGCGGCGGTGATATCCGCGATGCAGTGCCGGCCGGGGATACTGGCGCGGCCATCATGTGCGAAGACGATGTCGATTACCACATGCTGGTAAAGGCTGGCGAAGTGTTGCTGGAAAACGAAGGTCTGGTTTCTGCCGGTGACGGCACACTGGCCAAGTCGACCACTCCAGCCACCGACCAGGTCCTCTTCTTTTCACGCGAAAAGATCACCGTTGGTGCTGAAGCCCAGCTCGTGAAAGTTCGCAAATCAGGGAAAGCTACCGCATGAGCATGATCGTATTTAACAAAAAGCTGGTTACTGAACATAACCAGATCAAGAAGGCATGGAATCAGCTGCTGATGCAGCGCGAATCCTTCAACGTTAACCAGAACAACATTTCCGCCCAGTACGGCGGCGCGCTGGAAGTTAACCAGGCTGCGCTGATCTCTAAAGACTACTGGCGTGAAGTTGACAACATCACCACCCGAGTCTTCCGCAACGACGAAGGCAACGGCCTGCTTGATGACCTGCTCGGTCTCGGTACGCCGATCTCAATCGGCAAGACGGCGGCGCTCTACCGCGTTTCCAGCGACGCTGGCAAGGTTCATCGCACACTGACGGGCCATGTTCCGGAAGAACTGGATAAAGTCATCTACGACGAAGCCGGCGACCCGATCCCGATCTTCAACACCGGCTACAGCCGTGAATGGCGTGAATGGAACGGCATGCAGTCCGAAAACCTTGATGCAATGGCCGATGACCAGGAAGCGCATGTTGCAGCCATCCGCGAAGATATGGCCGACTACATGCTTTCCGGCGATGCGAAGGTGAAGGTGAAGGGCTATGTTGGCGCTGGTATTACCAACCACGCCAACACCAACCAGGTAGACCTGAGTGCATCTGGTCTGAATATTGACCTGACCACCTCGACTCCTGATGAATCAGTAGCATTCTTCACCGGTCCGTTCGCCAAACTGCTGGACGATAACTACGTTCAGGAGAAGGTAAAAGTGTGGGCATCCCCGGATATCATGCGCAACCTGAACCGACCGTATTCCGATGCCGCGGGCTTCAAAGAAGGCACTGTGCTGGAATACATCCTGCGCTATGGTCGCATCGAGTCGTTCAACCAGACCTTTAAGCTGACCGGTAACCACTTCATTGCGTACGTTCGCAACTCGCAGTACATCAAGACGCGCATCGCCGCGCCGGTGGGCACCTTCATGATCCCCCGACAGAATCCGTTCGACAACTACAACACTCTGGTCTGGAGTGCAGTTGGTCTGCAGATTAAGCGTGATTTCAACGGTCGCTCTAAAGTCTTCAACGCACAGGGTTAAGGGGCTTCGGCCCCTTTTCTTCGGGAGAAAGCATGAAAACGTTAAAGGTCGAGAAAACCGGCTGCTGGGGCATGATTGATGGCGTCTTCCAGCAACTTCCTGTTGGCCACGAATTCGTCGCGGCGGACGTTCCTGCAGCTTTTGCTGGTCGTGTGTCGGTGGTGGGCGAAGTGGAAGAGCAAGCGCTGGAAGTAGCCACGCCGGGCAATGACGCTGCAGAGCAGGCAGAGCAGCAGGAAGAATCTGCCAGCAAATCGAAGAAGGCGAAATAACCATGGCTGACCCAATCACAGCGGCAGACGTGCAGGCGTTCCTCGGTGAATTGGGTTACTCCATCCCGGCCGCTCTGCTCGATCCGATTCTCTGCGTGGTGAACAAGATTATCCCTTGCCTCGATGGTGCTGGATACGACGAATGCACGGCAAAGCTCATTCTGATGTATGCCGCTGCGCTCATGGCGACGTCATCCGGTGCCCGGCGAATAAAATCGCAGGGGGCGCCATCAGGAGCGTCGCGCTCGTTCGATTACGGAGACGACGGCATTACCTGGCTGCGTGACTCGCTGGCGAAACTGGATACCAGCGGCTGCACCAGTGAACTTCCGATCAGCGCTGGCAACACTGTGGGCCTGTTTATGGTGGTCGGGGGCTGCTAATGGCGTGGATTTCAGTTCAGCAACGGCTGCCGAGGACGTTTACCCGGGTGTGGGTGATCACCGATACCGGCGAGCAAACGACGGCGTATGTGAAAAGCGACGGCGAGTGGTTCATCAACTGCGACCGAATACGCGCCACAGGCGCCGCTGTGCTGCGATGGAGGGATGACTGATGTCTTCGGTAGCCAATTGGTCATACACGGCAACAGCGACACTCTGGCGGCGCATACGCGATGCTGACGGTAGTGATACCGACGGCGGAGGTCAGCCGTACGGGTGGGAAGCGCCTATCGCTATCCTCTGCGACTACCAGGGTGGCCTCTCTGCAAAAATCGGTGACCTCGGCCGGGAGATCGTGGTTAAAAACACGATATGGACCGAGTACGCAACGGCGCGGGAGGGGGATTACATCCTGATTGGCGCGTCGACTGATGCAGCACCGCCGGATGAGGCCGATGAGATTCGGCAGATCGTCCAGTTCGCAGATACGTTCGAGCGACTGGCGGACGATTTCGCACTGATTACGGGAGTCTGATTATGGGCGCTAAAGTTCGCGGCATCCGCCAGGCCAAGGCCAACCTCGATCGCATCATCAAAGACGTCCAGGGGCGTAAAGTCGTGCGAGCAATCCAGTCTGCGATGCTTATCGGCAGTGCGCAGGCCGCGCTTTACACTCCGATCGATACGTCGACGCTCATCAACAACCAGTTCCGCGAAATCATGGCTAACGGCACTAGGGTAACCGGGCGCGTTGGTTATTCGGCCAACTATGCGGTTTATGTTCACGACCCGGCAGTGAAACAGAACTTCACGCGAGCAACGGCCCGTAAGGAGTTCTTAACGAAGGGCTTCGAGGATACCCGTAGCCAGATTGATGCGGTGGTGAAGAAGGAGCTTTCGCTATGACCCCTCCGATGTATATGCGCCTCAAAGACCTGTTTATGGCTGAAGGGCTTACCGCGGGGTTTAAGGTCCAGTGGCGGCAATGGCGCGACACCGGGAAAGATACCGATCAGTTCATCGTATTCCGGTCTTCAGGCGGCACCGATATCACCTTTGACCTCGGCGGCGACTGGTATGTGATGGTTGATGTGATCTCCTCGAAGGCGAATCCCGATGCTGCTGACGCCGCGGTAAACGCCATTGTCGAGTACATCAGCGCTCAATCTGGCGCCGATGATTGCGTTGGCGCTCTGCGGCTTGTCGGTAATGTCCCGGCGCCAATCCCCACCGAAGAGGGCCGGTTAGTAACCCGGCTGCTCGTATCCTGCACGTACGGGGAGTAAACATGATTTATCCCTTCGATGCATCCTATGCACAGAAAGTACTGAGGATTCATTACGAATACGCGGATGTTATTGATCGCAAGAGAGAAAGGCTCGCTGCAAGAACAGCAGGGCTGATTGCTCACGACCGAATACTCGCAATGGCGGAAAAAGACACTGCTAATGCAGCACATCGCAGAGAGCTTTCTTCAGACGCTTTGCGGATTGAAGCCAGAGCGGCTTAACCCGTCAGAATCACCCATCAGGCTGCCATATGGCGGCCTTTTTTATTTGAGAGGCATACATGCAAGGCTGCGCTAATGACACCGGCAAGCTGATTGGTAAGGTGGCCGTGCTCCGCATGGCTTTTGGCTGTGCTGATACGGTTCCTGCGCTTTCCGAATGGAAGCGACTCGGCGCCATGACCACCAAGGGCTTTGACTACTCCATGAATACCGTCACCTCTGAGGCTGACGATACGAAAGGTATGGTTGAGAACCTGGTCAACAACATGGACGTCACCATTTCTGGGGAGGGTGAGTTCCGTAAAAAAGACAAGACGACTGAAGTTGGCGCTATTGCCATCTCGAAATATATTTTCGATGAAGTGCAGGCCGGCCGTCAGCCGACAGTCTGGGTCCGCTTCGACTTCACTGGTGAAGACGCTGGCACTTATATCATGGGCTACTTTAACACCACCTCCTGGTCTGGTGATTTCGGCACCACGGATATTTCGACCTTCTCCGGGGAATGGAAAGTCTACGATGCCGATACTGTCGTCTTTGAAGTTGCTGGCCCGGCGCTGGCGTTCACCACCAACCTGCCGACCACCAAGAGCGTGGCTGCCGGATCGGCTCTGAATATGTCGGTCGTGGTTGAGGGTGGCACTTCGCCTTACACCTACGTCTGGAAGAAAGACGGCACGGTTGTCAGCGGGCAAACAACGGCGACCTTCAACAAGGCCAGCGCTGTTTCTGGTGATGCCGGGGTTTATACCTGTGAAGTCACCGACTCTTCCGCGACACCAGTCAAGATCACGTCTGCATCCTGCACGGTCACTATCAGTTAACCACCAGGCCATTTCGTGAATAGTACAAAGGGCGTTTACGCGCCCTTGATACTGTTTATGGAGCGACTATGACCCCGATTAAAGAATTAGGCGAATGCGTTATCGGTACCGGTGACCGGGAATTCTTTTTCCGGCCGTCTTTTCGCAACATGGCGCGAATCGGTGAGCCAGAGGAAATTGTCCAGGCGTTCTATGACCTGTGTAATGACGAGGCGACACCATTCGCGCAGCGCGCAGCCGAGGCTTATATCCGCGATGAGTACAGCCGCCTTCCTGATTGCGTCCTGCGGTTTATGCAAAGCGGGTTCCTGTCACGCAAAGCGATCATGGCCGCACATACGGTACTGACAGCTTGCTGTGACGATGATATCGGCGATCTGGTTGGATGGATGAAGCCGGGGAAATCACGTAAGCGTGGCTTTGTATGGCGCCCGGGCAGCATGCCGCCGGAAAGTATGGTTATCGTCGCGCAAAACCTGATGATGCACGGCATCATCGGCAAAGCGAAGGTACGTAAGCTGCAGCGTTACGAAACGAACGAGACAACCGCAGAATTCCGCGCCGCCGACTACATCATGGCGGCCCGCAACCATTTCGGCATAAGCCGGGAAGAGGCAGAGAACCTCACGATGACAGAGTTCGCCATGATGATTAACGCCAAATACCCAAATCAGAACGGCTTCACGCGCGAAGAATACGACACGGTCATGGACGAAGACGATCGCCGCTGGCAGGCGATGATGGAGCAGGAGCACTCCAGGACAACCCCCACGAAGAATTAACCTCGGCACTAACCGAATATCAGCCTCGCATCCGCGGGGCTTTTTTATATCCGTTTGTTCGTGAACGGCTAATGCCGAATCACTTCTGACGCGCCTCGCACGCGCATTTAACACAGAACCTTTCAGGATGACCCTTGAGGATGCCGGCTGGCTGTCGGTGCCTTCTGTGGGCCGGTTTTCTGTGCGACAAGGTTCATCACTAAAAGGTAAGCCGATATGAAATATCCAACCGTATCAGTAAACGGCGTCTCCGTTCGTGTCGACGATGAGGGGCGCTATAGCCTTAATGACCTCCATGCAGCAGCAGTGGCAAATGGGGAGGCTACAGAGTCCCAGCGCCCAAGCGTATTCCTCAGAAGCGCCCAAATAAAGCGCTTCATTAAAGCGCTTCAATCCAAAGCACTAAAAAGTGCTTCGGAACAAAATCAGCCTCTTAAGGTGATAAAAGGCGGCTCTGAATCAGGAGCGTGGGGCGTCGAGCTACTTGCTATTCGCTACGCCGCCTGGATTAAGCCCAAGTTCGAAATTGAAGTGTATGAGGTATTTCGAACCGTTGTCCGTTTGGGGATCGGCGCCATGGCCAGGCTGAACAAAATCGACCATATCATCAACACTGAAACCAAAGCGATTAGCCAGTGTGCTAGCCAGATGGCGAAATGGGGAGTCGGCGGACGTAAGCGATTACTTCATGCCGCGCGTGATCGTGCTGCCGATGAGGTTCAGTTATATCTGCCGGGAATAGCTGGAGAATCAACATCATGCCGTTAACTTTGAACAAATAATTTTTTTTGGATATAATATTGACATTATTGAAACGAATTTTGCATCTCTACGGTTTCGACACCGTTAGTATCGGCATCCTTTGACCCTTCGCTAATAGCTTTATCAGTTTATGCTGTATACAAATTGAGTAGTAGTTATATCAAATCGAAAAAAGCGAAACGTATGGGAAAAAAAGGTGACTCTATGGAAGAAATAAAAATAAACAAAAAAAATACATTTAAATCATTCATTTGTAATGCATTTTGTGGGGTCGTGGGGAATGTCATATACGATTTTGGAAAAGAGATGCCTGCTTTATAACTTTAACCCGCCATCCGGCGGGTTTTTGCTTTCTGGTACGACTTCATTGCCCGAGTAGCTTTGATAACCCGGCGGTAGTTACGGCTTGTACCACAGTTTTAATGGCTTCCGTCGACATTTCGCCGAGAGTCGACTTGGCTTTTTCCTTCTGTTCGTCGTTCATGTTTGAAATGGCGATCAGGTCTTCGAGGACGATCACCGCATCCCGATGAAACTTAATGGTTTGTACGTTCAGAATTGCGCCCAAACCGCCGTCATCGCGAATGAAATCTATGCCTTTGCTGGTGATTTTCGTGAAAGAGTCCATTACAGATGGCAGTCGTCGACCTATTTCATTGCTAAGTCTTATCTCAATGAGTCCGTGACCAGCAAGATAAAGTAAGTTGGCAGTAAAGATATTAATGCCTCCAAATTTTTCTGAAAACTCCTTTGAGAAGCTACTGTCGGCAGATTCTGGGTAAATGTCACAGAGGCGTTGGAGTAGCTCTCGCTGGATGGTGCGGTCAAACTTATCCATGATGATTCCTTGGTTGATGCCTGCTTCAAGATTACCTTGCTATCGTACCGCTGAACATCCTGATAAGCGAACAGGTTGCTTTGTCGTATCGCTTCCCCTCTGCTACGATTGCCGCATCATTTACTGATGGGGATAGGGATATGAGGTGTTTTGTTGCGCTTATTTTTTTAATGGCATCTGGCGTGGTTGTGGCTAATGAAAAGCTTTTTTGTGAGTTTGCAGTTGGGGAGCTGTCCTCATCTCCAGCTCTTCTCATTAAAGGCAATGCTAATGTGATGTTCGACGGAAAATCTTTTACAGCATATAGAACAGACGGTTCTTATATAGTAAGCCCACCGCTGACTGAAAAGAAAGACGGTATGATTTTCGTTGATGATAAAACAAAGGTATTTGCCGCTAGCCAGGACAAATCTAACTTTGCAGTATCAGATAGGATAAAAAAAACCATAGAGCAATGGTCTAAATGCGAAGTAGATAAGGCGTCAGCTCAGCAAAAAAAAGCAGAAGATGAAATGAGGATAGTCGAAAGCCTTTCTGGAACGAAAGCCAAAGATTTCTTTATGAAAGAAAAACATGCCTTCACTACCAATTGCTTGGTATGGGAGGATGTTACAATGATCACTGGCCGCTATCCCGCCATGGTAATCGCAGGAAGTGTTATGATGGGTAAAAATCCTCGCTGGGATGGAAGAGAATACTCATTCTCCTTCAATAATGGATCGATGGTAGCAAGGTTTGTACCATCTGAGCCGAGACATAAATTCGTCATGCAAGCCGGTGATAAGTTTTATGGTTGTGGGCCATCAATGGTAGACCATAATTACGATTAAGGAAGAAGTAGTAACAAGACGAAAACATAACCTCGCTCCGGCGAGGTTTTTTATTGCCTGGAGAAAAGCAAATGGCTGAGAACGCTGGCAGCATTTATTACGATATTGAAATGGATGTGCAGGGGCTTCTCGTAGCTCAACAACGCGTTAATCAGCGCCTGGACCTGATGGAGCGCGGTTTCGACAGCACAACACGCGCCGTCAATAACACTGAGCGCTCTATGTCCAGCCTGTCAGGCGTAGCCGTTGCTTTGGCCGCAGCTCTTTCTGTAAAGCAAGTTTCCGAATATGCAGATGCCTGGGCAACTGTAAATAACAAGCTGGCTAACTCACTGCGGCCTAACGAGCAACTTGCTGATGTAACAGAACGCGTATTCAACATTACTCAGCAAACTCGCAGTAGTTTAGATGCAACGGCATCCCTCTACGCAAGACTGGAAAGGGCAACCAGGCAGTATGGGACCAGCGCAGATGATCTGGCGAAGTTAACCACAATCATAAACCAAGGGTTCGTTGTATCAGGTGCCACGGCGCAAGAGGCCGAGAACGCGATTATTCAGTTGTCGCAGGGCCTTGCTTCTGGAGCTTTACGCGGCGAGGAATTCAACTCTGTAAACGAACAGGGTAACCGTCTTATTGTCGCTCTTGCTGACTCCATGGGAGTTAGCATCGGCGAAATGCGGAACATGGCTGCGCAGGGCAAGTTAACAACCGACGTGGTTGTTAATGGGCTTCTATCCCAAGGAGCAGTGATCGGAAAAGAGTTCGCCAATACAACGACGACGATCAGCCAGGCACTGCAGGTGGCGGGTAACAACGTAACTAAATTCTTTGGCGAAAACTCTACCGTTAAAACTGGTGCCGCTATTTTTAATGATGCAGTTGTGACTGCCAGTGAAAACATTGGCGTTCTGAGCGCTGCATTAACTGCTGCAGCAGCAATTATGGGAAGCCGGTATGTCGGCGCATTGACAATGTCTGCCGCCTCTCAAATCCAGTCTGCCTTGGCAGCCCAGCGTCAGGCCACTGCCAATGCCCAGGCCGCCCAGTCTGCGCTAATTGCTGCTACGTCAGTGAAGAGAAAAGCGGTTGCAGACAAAGAGGCGGCTTTGTCTTCCCTTGCCTTAGCGCAGGCAGAATATAATGTGGCCAAGGGTAGCGCAGCTGAAATGATTGCGCTGGATGCGTTAGTTGCAGCTAAATCAAGAGCAAGTGCAGCATCATTGTCTTTGGCGCAGGCAGAAACTGCACAAGCCGCGGCATCTGCACGAGCGGCGGCTGCAGCAAGTGCTGCCTCGGTAGGTATAGGCCTTGCTCGTGGAGCTCTTTCTTTGATTGGCGGGCCCGGTGGCGCTGCTATGCTGGCAGCATCAGCCATTTTCTACTTCTGGCAGAAAGCTCAACAAGCCAGAGAGGAGGCGCTCCGCTTTGCCGATAGTCTGGACAAAGTAAACGCCTCAATGAAGGCGATGAATAATACCCAGCTCAGGGGCACCATCGCCGATGCTAACGAGTCTATTAGAGCGCAAAAAGATGAAATTTCTGATCTGCAGGCAGAGGTTGACTCTTTAAGTTCTAGATATCGTAATTTCACCCCAGAAGCTCAAGCTGTAGCTGAATCATTGGGCCAAGGAGCTGATTTTGCCCGTCAGCAGGCTGAGGTTTCTGACCAGTTAGCCAAGAAATCAAGGGATCTTGCCAACGCTCAAGATAAGTTGGCGCAAACTCAGGAAACTGCGGCTGAAGCCAACAGAACATTAACAAACAACATGCTCACTTCAATGGGTGTGCATGATGGGCTGATCCAAAAGGGTTGGTCACTTGAGCAGGTGCAGATCGCGGTTGCGAAGGCTTTCGGCAACACTGCTGATGAAATAAACCGAGCAAATCAGGCAGGACAAAACTTCAACCCCAAAGCGCTGCAGGTTTCTCCTCCTACCGCTGATGGCGACAAAGTAATTCTTAACCTCGAAGAGCAGAACGAGTTACTGAAAATTCAGGATGAACGTCAAAGAGCAGTGACTAAAGCCAGGATGCAGGCGGCGAAGGTTACTGACAACCCAAATCAGATATCAAAAGCTGGCGATCTGGCTGGAGAAAACTTCGACCTTCAGAAAGCAGAAGAAGCCCGCCAGGAGGCTCAGAGAAAGGGAGAACAGCAAGATAAACGTTCAGCCTCAGCCGCAGAATCGGTATCACAAAAACTTGAACAGCTTCGGCAGAAAGCCATGCTCGCAGCTGATTCTTCTCAAGAACTATCGCGAGAACAGTCCATACTCTCCGCTCAGCAATCTCTGGGCAAGGGCGCCACGCAGGAGCAAATTGCTCTGGCCGGGAAATATGCTGCTCAGGCATACGATGTTGCCGCCGCCATTAAGGCTCAGCAAAAAGCAGAGAAGGAGAAGCAGGATACTGAAAGCGCTTATGCCCAGGTAAGGCAGGCAGCATCACCTGTGGTCGCAGTGGATGATCAGTTTCAGAAGCAAATGACTTCCCTGAATGCCTACGCCACGCTTTACCCGCAGAAAATTGCTGAGGTCGAGGCTACTCGCGCCCAGATTGAGGAGCAGTACCGCCAGAAGCGGCAAGAAGCTATGTGGCAGGAACTCAGCCAGCAAAGCCTCGGCTATAACATGCTGACGAGTGCGGTGGATGCCTTTAGCGGGAATGCCTCCAATGCAATCACCGGCCTGCTAACCGGCACAATGTCAGCACAGGAGGCAATGCGGTCGCTCGGCAACACCATCCTGAACAGCGTGATCAACAGCATTGTCCAGGTGGGCGTAGAAGCGCTGAAAAACTACATCCTCGGTCAGACGCTCGGCGCTGCATCGGTGGCAACATCAGTCGGACTGGCGGCAACTACCGCATCGGCCTGGGCTCCTGCGGCCGCGATGGCATCGCTCGCCTCGTTCGGTGCTAACGCTGGCCCGGCTGCTACTGGTATCAGTTCGACAGTTGGGCTTGCCAGCGGGCTTGCGCTTGCCGGCGCCCGCTACAACGGCGGCCCGGTATCAGCTGGCGGCCTGTATCAGGTCGGCGAGAAAGGTAAGCCAGAGATTTACCAGGCCAGCACCGGCAAGCAGTACATGATCCCCGGCGATAACGGGAAGGTCATCAGCAATAAGGACATGCAGTCAGGAGGAGGGATCAGCGTGCAGGTGAACGTCATCAACCAGTCTACTGGTGCCACCGTACAGAGTGCCGACGGCTATATGCAGGACGGTAGCGCAGTGGTGGATTTGCTGATCACCGACATGGAAAGAGGCGGCCCTGTATCCTCTCAGATGCAGCAGACATTTGGACTAAGCCGCAAAGCGCAAGGTGCTTACTAAACCCAACCCGCTTCGGCGGGTTTTTTTATGCCCGGAGGAAACGTGGCAACTGTTCAATACCCTCCGTTCCTGCCGCTTCCCCAGCGCGCCGATCAGAATATGACGCAGGATACAGCCTGGCAGACGACGCAGACGGCAGTCGGTCCATTGATAATCACGCCGATCACTACGGACCTTAAAGCAACCTGGACGCTGCAGTGGATATTCACGCTTGCCCAGGCCGAGAGATTTAAGTCGTGGCTTCGATCGCCGACATACTGCGACCGCGGGCGCGCCTGGTTCCAGATGCCGATCGACCTGGGTGATACGCAGGGCGTGCAGCAGCAGACGCTGCATTTCGTCGATATGCCGGTGCAGACCAGCAAAAACGGCAACATTGTCACCTGGACCGCAACGGTTATCAGTAACGGTATCGAGGACATTACTGAGGACTACGACGACTGGATTGTTGAGGCCCAGCCTGGCTACGGATACTGGCTGGATTACCTGATCACCGAAGTGATGCCGAGGGCTGACTGATGCCGACATTGAGAGAGTGGAAGGAGCGCCGGCCGGCGAGCGACATCAAACAGACGGTGGAGTTTTATCACCCTGCGTTTGGTTATTACCGGGTGGTCAATAACCTGTTTCGCCCGGCGATGTTTGGCGGAAACTCATTCGAGCCTGCGCGGTTCAGCGTGACCGAGCCGGCGCAGGACGGAACGGCGGTCATATCCATGACGATCACTTTTGTCGCCGCGACGGAGCATGTCCGGCAGACACTGAAAAGCTGGCGCGGGGCGGCGCGCATGACGCCGATAAAGTGCCTGTATCAGCAGTGGAATGCGATCGGTGACACTACATCCCTGAAAGACTGGACGCTTTACGTGAACGACATTTCAGCCGATGCCAGCAACGTCACCGTGACCGCCGGAAAGACTAACCCGCTGACGCTGGCCAACTCCATCATTTACACCACGAAAGACTATCCAGGGCTAATCACCGTATGACACAGAGCGACTTTATCGGGCTTGTTAACGGCAAGCCCTGGGCTAACCGCGCCTGCAGTTTTGAGCAGATGGACTGCTGGGGCCTGGTGGTTCTCTATTACCGGCATGTGCTCGGCCTGGAGCTGCATCACATCGCCGGCTACGAATCGGGCGCGGATTTCATCACCTGCTACGAACAGGAGCACGAGCACTGGCGGCGTGTGCCGGTTGCCGCCATCGGATGCATCGCGGTTTTTTACCGAGGCGACGTGCCGGCGCATATCGGTGTGATGATCAGCCCGGTGAAATGCCTGCACGCCCGCGGGGAGTTTGGTTTCGTGCGCTGCGATAGCCCGCTGGCATTACTGAAGGTTTACAGCAAAGTGGAGTACATGGTGCATGGTGCGATATGAGTTACAGAGGCTGCCTGGCGCGCCGCTGCAGCGGGGAACGGTAGATGCCGGCACCACACTGGTGAGCCTGCTGGATTCTCTGCAGCTGCACCGCGATGTTATCGTGAAACTGAATGGCCGAGCTCTGCCTGACGATTACGATATCAGCCGGCCACTGCGATCCGGTGATGTGGTTGCTGTGTTCGACCAGCCAGAGGGTGGAGTAGGGAAGCTCATCACCACGATACTGCGCCCGGTCACGAAAATTCTCTCTGGCGCGCTGAAGGTGTTCGGCCTGTCAAATAAGCCCAGCGCGTCAGTATCGGTGGCGACAGGCGAATCCCCCAATAACGACTTAACCGGCCAGACGAACCGCGCGCGACTCTACAAGGGGCGCCCGAACATTTACGGCCAGTGCCGCGTCTTTCCTGATCTGATTCAGGAAGCACTGTTCGAGTTCGTCGACAACAACAAACAGCTTACGGAGTGGTTTGAAGTCGGTTACGGCCGGTACACCATTTCCTCGATCCGCTACTCGGAATCGAACCTCGGCAGCCTGGCGGGAGCCAGTTCTGCGATTTATAACCCGGGTGACGTGATCGGCACAATTGAGGTGGGGTATCAGTTCGATGACGTCGATAACGAAACTGTCCCCGGGTTAAACGAATCCCAGGACTTCCCGGCTCAGACCGCGACCACGACGGCGCCGACATCGGTGGCGATCGAGAGTAATCAGCTAAAGGCTGTCGTGCTGTCGAACGATGACAACTTTGCCTACTTCGCTGCGCTGGCGGTGCCGCATCCAGTTTCATTCGTCATCAATGCCACCTGGAACGATGGCGGCACAAGCGTCACGCGGAATGTCACCGGTGCCGGGAATATCATCTCCTCGGAGAGCTTTATCGGCGACGATACGCTTTCTTACACGACATTCTATATCGGCGAATTGTCGGGAGAAATTACGTCTCTGCCTGGCAATGCGGTTATCAACCCGACACTGTTCACGCTGAATGACCAGACCCCTCTGGTTATCGGACCGTCAGTGTCGCCGATCGTCTCCACTCAGGTCTGGGTGCATGTGCTGGTTCAGCTCGGTGCGACGGCCGGCACAACGCAATACCGGATCAAGTTCTGGCAGGTCGATGATGACAACAATCAGGTGCCAGGTACGTCAGAGCAGCACGATTATTTCTTCGATAACGACTTCCAGGTGACGACCCGGTATTTCCGCACAACGCACAAGTTTGTCCCGGCTGCCGGGGCGGGGCGCTATGCGGTGACCATCGAGCGCCTCGACAACAGCTATGACGCTAACGTCGTGACGCTGATGGCAATCCATGCGGTTAACGTGCGCGAAAACGTTGTTTATCCGGAAGACACGATTGCCCGCATCACGATCAAAGGCTCGAATGACAGCAACAGCAACCGCGAGCAGAAGTACAACATGCTGGCGCAGCGGCATACCATCAGCTACGACCGGACTACCGGCGCGGTTGATTATACGCTGCGGCCGAGTCGCTCGTTTGCTGATGCAATCCTGCATGAGTGGGTGGTTGTCGGTAAACAGGACGTGGCCAGTATTGACGTCGCTGCTCTTTATGCCATTGCAGACTCTTTGCCGGATGCTCAGCTTGGGTATTTCGATTACACCTTCTCGGATGAGAAGCAGCCGTTGGGTGAGCGCATAGCTACGATTGCCAATGTGTCCCGCGTCGACGGCAACAATATCGGCGATGTGCTGACGTTCTGGCGTGATGAGAAAGTGACAAATCCCGATGCGGTATTTGCGCGCTCAAACATGTTCTGGGACGAGTACAAAGTGGCATGGCAAATGTCTCTCCCAGGTGGTTACGACGGCGTGGCGCTGGATTACGTCGACCCGCTGACGAACAAGAAGGCGTACATCTATCTGCAGATCGACAGCAGCGGCATCACTGAGGTTGAGGATGCCACTGTTAACGCGATGCAGATCAGCCTGGACGGCTGCCGAAACGCCACCCAGGCAACCGACAGGGCCTGGCTTGAGGCGAGAAAAATTCTCTACTCACGCCTGACCATGACGGTGAAAGTGCTCGAAGAGACCCAGGTTGTTCGCGGCACGGTGGTTCAGTGTCCTGACATGTACGACAACGCGCAGCAAACCGGTTATATCACCGGGCGATCCGGAGACGTATTTGCGACCTCAGAGCGTCTCGACTTTTCTCTCGGCGATATGTGGGTGGTTATGACCGACAGCCTCGGAAATTACCGCGGGCGCTGGCGGGCCTATCCGGTAAGCGGCAAGCCCAAAGCATTTCAGGCTGCAGCCGATACCTTCGATCTGAACATTTATGACCGCGAAAATGTGCAAAACCCCAGCCGTTATTTCATTGCTACCGACTCGGAACTGAACTCCACAATCTGGCGCGTCGATAGCGCCAAACCTAACGGTGACGATACTCAAACCCTCTCACTCACTGAATATTCAGACTCGATTTATCCGTAACACACAGCAGTAATTACCAACCTTCGCGCACACCATCAGATTTGCTTCTGAGGGCTTCGTGCGCCTTTTATAGGGCGACATGCACAATGGCAGAAGTACCGTTACCAACTCCCACCGACAACCCGGTACCAAGTACTGATATTCGGGACGCAGTTTATGCTGGCGCCATGCTGGATAAGGTTGTCACCAGTACAGAGCTGACATACACCGATCGCCTCGGCGGTGAGCACTACACCGTAGATGGAATGAAGGCGGAAGGAGACAAGGTTGTCGAAGAGACCAGACAGAACCTGATCCCTCTCAGCCGACAGTACATGACCCTGGCGGAAGCTCAGGCCGATATCGCGAATATTCCGGCAGGTTCAGCCACCTATGTACGTAGCACTGATGGTAGCTCTCTTGCAGATGAGTACATCAATAATGCGGGTACGTTACAGCCTACCGGGCGTAAAATGCCTTCTCAAGCGGCCATCCAGGCAGTTCTTGACTATATCTCATCTCTCATTGCTACTGATGATGCTGATTCTCCTTTACTGACACTTAATGATGAGGCGGGGTTTCGTCTGGCGGCATTCGGCCTGAATGCAATTCAAAGCAATGCGATGACGGCTGAGTATGATGAGTTTATTGATGGTTTTGTATTCCGGGATAGCGTCGGATTCGTTATTCAGCAAATAGGGACTCCTCTGCTCAGCTCTGTTGACAGTGTTCAGCCTGTCGTTGAGCAGCAGCGATTGGTGACTGAGGCATTCAGTGCTGAATCTGACGCGGATATTTCTGGTTTTGTATTTCGCGACAGTGTGGGATTTGTCCTGATGAATCTCAATGGTGAGCAAAGCGATCAGAATAACGATGGGATAGATGACATTTCGCGCAGAAATGCAGCAAATCTTGCTGTTGCGGCAGCAATTCGGGACGAAATCAATACCCGCATTGCTCGTCCTGTATACGATTACAACATTCTCATTACGGACGGCCAGTCGCTGAGTAACGGAGTGGAGGGGTGGGCCGCAATGAGCAAAGACATTCGTCCTGCGCTGAACATTAATATGCTCGGTGACTCCGTCCGGCCAAAAAATGAGAATGGTTCAACGTTTACACCGCTGAACGGGGCTGAAATCAGGCCTGCCCGTGCGGTTGTTCAGGATTTGATTGCCCCTCCTGACGGCGGAAACCTTATGACCGATGAGGCTGTGGCCGCACTGCCTCGTGGTGCTAACAATTTCGGTGAAACCGTCGATATCGGCGCGATGTGGATGTGGCGCGAAATGCAGTTGCAGTTCCGGGGACTGGCAACGGATGAGCGCAAGATTGTGGCCGTCAACTGCGGTGTTGGCGGGCAGATTATTGAACGTCTGTCTAAGGGGCATTCCTGGGGATTCTACAACAGAATCATTTCAGCCGTTACCCAGATTAAAGCTATTGCTGACGCCGAAGGGAAAACCTGCGGCGTGGTGGGTTTTTTATATCTTGGCAATGAATATAACTATGACAGCACAAAAGGAGGGGCGACAGACCGCGCAGAATACAGAGCACTCCTGAGAAAGCTCATTGATGATGTCATTACCGATACTACTGCTATCACCGGGCAGACAGAGCCCCCCCTGACTGTGCTGTATCAGACCAGCGGCAGCTGGACGCGCGACAGCACGAATATGAGCATTGGCGAGGCTCAGCTCGATATCTGTGCAGCAGATGCAAAC